GATCCTTCTGACGCTGGTTAGCAACGTAATCAGCAACCTTGGCGCCAATGGCAGCCATGGGATCGCTACCGGCTGCAAGAGCAGCGAGGTCGCGTGCTTCAAACGCCCGCCCACGGTGCAGGATCACGCCAACTTGCTTGTCAGCAGTGATTTTGCCGGGGGTCAGAGAAGAGCTGTCAGACAGCACTTCAAAGTCACCCGAAAGATTTGCCTTCCAAAAAGGCACGTTGATGAAGTCACCGCCCTCGGTGGCATTTAGCTCAGCCATCGGACGCACAACACCGCTAGCCAGGAAGGCATCGCGCTGAGTGGTCTGCTCAATGACGTACGGCGTAAATACCTCGGGAACGATGATGTCCGACCGGAGAGTCGCCATCGTTTAATTCCAAAAGTGTTTAACGGTGTTGGGCGTAACCCAGTTCGGCTCCGCGTCGCCTCGCCGTGATTAGATACTAACGACCAGCTGCAACTTTGAGCCTTTCGTACAAATCACGATCAGTGCGAGCTAAACGCATCTGTTCGGTGATGTTGTAATGTTCTGGGCTAAACGGATTCTTCGTTCCAGCAGGAATATCCCCACCACCGCGACTCGTTGGGGCGCCAGAACCCTGTGGTTTAGGTGCTTTTTGCATCCAATCAGGAACATTTTGTTTTGCCCAATCAGACACAGGTGTACGCTGATAGCCGTCAACCACAACAACGCTTCCATCAGATTCGCGCTCAATTTTGTTGCGATCTAGCTTTGTATTCAGCACCAACTCAGGATCGTGAACGACATCAGCCAATGCACTAACGGCAGGGCTGATTAACTCAAGTTCACGGATGCGAGTTTCAAGCTCTGCAATGCGCTTGTCTTTTTCCGCTGTTGCCTCGCGGAATTGCTGTTCAAGTGCTTGACGAGCTTCGTCATACTTGCCTTTCGATTCAAGCTTTGATTGTTCAACGCTGCGTTTAAATTCGATCAGCTCGTTGACATCAACACCATCAGGGACGGCTTTGGCTTGTTGTTTCGCTTTCTTGTATTCGTCTAGAAGCTCGGCATTTTTGCGCCGCATTGCTTCCAGTTCGTTTTGCAGGCTCGAAACTTCTGTATTTTGCTCCACAGGAGCATTTTGCTCTTCAGACATTTATTAGCCACAGGCTAAATTGCGTCACCACTTTACCTTTGCCGACCAATATGCCGCAGAGGTTTTGCCTTTAGCGATGTTCTTCGCGTGACGCGCTCTAAATGATCTGCGTTTGGCCTTGTCGGCTTCTGATTCACCCTTGCGCGGTGGCTTCGTCTGTGCGCCTTGCTGGCCAAAACGAATCAAGCGATCTTTGCCGCCGTCCTTAATCACAACAGCGTGAGACTTTCCGCTGCTGTGCCCAGGGGTGCGGATGGGCTTGTCGTAGCCCTTGAAGGTATGACCGCCGCGCTGGATTGCCATTACTTCCGCTTAGGCGCAGAACGCAACTGAGAACGACGCTTAAGCACAGGCCGGCCAGTCGATTCCGACTTAATCCGCACGACCGGATCGTCGTCAGTGCCCACGCGGGTGATCTTGCCACCACTCGGCCCCGTAATCGTGGCCCGCTTCCCGCCAGTGCCGGTCACGGTGCCATAGGTGCGGACCCCTTGGTAGGTCCAGCTGACGCGACTGCCCTTTTTCACTTCTTCTTGCCTCCCTTTTTCTTGCCTTTCGGCTTGGGTTTGCCGGAGTGGTAGGGCATCAGCCTGATGCAGTCAGTTCATGCTACTCAGCTGCTTTTTTGCGGGCGCGAGGTGCACGCTTGGGCTTGGGCTCGTCCTGCTGGGCAGGCTTGGCCCCAATTAGGGCACGGCCGTAGCGGTTGCGGTACTGCTTGGCCCCATCGTCGAGAGTCACCTCGAGGGCCAGCATTAACTGCCCGTTATGCAAAACAGGCACAAGATCAGCAGACATAAGCGCGAAGCTTTCTGCATACAGGCTAATTAGGCAACAAGTGCTAGTTTTGAACCATGAAAGGCGACCCCGTCAATCAACGCGACCGACTCTCGGAGCCCCTGCCGCTAGAGGACAATGGTGTCGGCAAAGACCTTGACACCAAAGACCCCGACTTCTTGAAAAAGCTCGGCAAAGAGGCCGGCTTCAAGATTGAAGAGGGTTAGAGGGTCTCCATCTCGACCTCGTAGACAGTCACCTTGCCCGTGGTCTTGGTGGTGACTTTCTTGATTTTGTACTCGATGCCGGAAGGCTGAAGGACTTCTTTCTCAGCACCAACGCCGCTCAAAGCTTCGATCGGGGCGCCGGCCTTGTTTGGCATCTTCATGACCACTCGATGGTCGTAAACAGCGCCACCGAAGCCCAAGGCTTCGCCTGATGCGAATTTGTTAGCAACGCCTTGGTTGGCCGACCAACTGTCCATAGTCAGCGACTTGCCGCCTTGGCTCATCCCTTTGATGTACTCCAGCGCGCCCTCTTTGTCGCTAAAGCCAGCCCCGCGATAGACCTCGCCCTTGTATTTGGGAGCGCGGCTGATGAAGTCCTCGATTCGATCGGCCATTCTGCCGAACGTCTTGTCTTCGCCCTTGTCGAGGAGCTTGATCCTTGACTTCTCCCATGCGCTCAAGTTCACACCGCGGTCCTGAGCCCGCTTGAACTGAGCAGCCCTGACGCCCTTGAAGCCATCGCCAGACCAGTCATCCATATCGTCCACCACCTTCATAAACTGGTGGCGCTTCTCGTACATGCCAGACCAGTTGGCCTTGTAGTCGTAGGCCACGTCCGTGGTGGTCTTGGGCGCCTCGCCGAACTTGAGCTTTTTGGTGGGCTTCTTCGGTTCTGCCTTGGGCGCAGGCGCTGCCTTTTTCTTAAAGCTGATCGCCTTGGGCTCGACGTACTTCTCGCCTTTCAGCTCGGCGATCTCGCGCTTAAGGTCCTTGATCTGAGGCGCCAGCTCCTTGGCCCGCTTGTTGTCAGCATTAAAGATCTCAAGATTCAGAGCCTTGTACTTGGCCTCTTTATCATTCTTTTGCTTGGCGATAGTTGCCTTGGGCTTGGCCGCGGCCTTCGGCGTAGGCTTCGGCGCAGCAGCAACAGCAGCCGTGGGCTTCGTCTTGGGCTTGGGCTTGGCCTTCGTCTTGGTGGCCGTGATCCGCTCCGGCTCGCCATAACGCTTCTTTAGGTCGGCCAGGCTGACCTCGGTGCCGTCCTCGCGCAAGAACTTTTTCATGGCCTCATCCGGGCCATACTTGTCCGCCAGCCTGTTGAAATAGCGAGCCTTCTGCCTGGCCCCTGGCGTGTCCTTGCCACCATTCAGCGACTTGGCCTGAGCAGCACTGGCCTCGAACTTCTTGCCCTTGGGCCGCTGATCATGCAGCCACTTCCCGTAACTCGTGCCAAGCGGGACAGCGCCTTCGCTCGACGGCCGCTTGATCTTGCTCGGCTCCGGCCTCATGTCAATGCCGAACCGCTTCGATAAACCGTCGTAATCGATCTCGGCGACGGTGGTCGAACGGCACCCAAAGTGCGGTGGGTTGGCAGGGGTTGGCCCCTTGCCATACTCAAACACCTGCTGATCAAGGCTCCGGCAAATCGCCGTGGTTCGGCCGTCCAAGGTGGCCAGCCATCGATATTTCTTCGTCACCTGCGGGTTGGCCTTGTAAACCCGTTGGCTCGCAGCGTTAGCCGTTGCGTTCACGCTCGTGCGCACCAAGGTTGTTACCTGATGCGTGGCCATCTTGGTCAGCTGGCCGCCGGACTGAGCCAACTGCCGCACGCTCTTGGCTTCGGTCGAGAAGCTAAGGCCCTCGCCAATCAAACGCCGCGCAATGGCCTTGGTGGACTCGCCCGTGAGTAGGCCGTCCTGAATGGTGCTGGCGAAGATCTCAGCCTGCTTTTCCGCCAAGCCTCGGAACGACTTCGCCACAGAAAAACCGCCAGGCATCCTGATCGCCGCACCCTGCCGCGCCGTCAGCTTCATCGCACGCGACGAACCCTCGACCACCTCCTCAAGACTGTCACTCAGAACAGACGTGCCAATGTCGGTCGGGTCGGCAGTGACCACAGCCTCGGCAAAAGCCGGCGTCACCTCAACCGTGCGCACAACACCCTGAGCCGCCTCGGGCAGGGCCCGCCGCAGCTGGCCCGTAGTGAATTTCACCTCGATGTCGGCCAAGCCCGCCAGCTCCTTGGCCAACTTTTGGCTCGACTTGTTTGACCAGTTCGCCAGGGCCTCAGTGTTCTGCCGGATCAGCGCTTTGAGCCGACGCGCACGAAACTTGGGCCGCTTGGCGCTAGGCAT